CACCATCAGTAACTTATGGAACTAATGGCTTCTTCTTAAAATTTGAAAATTCAGCAAATATGGATTTAGATAGTAGTCCAAATAATCTTACATTTTCAACATCAGGAACAATTACACAGACAGTTGATACTCCGTCTAATGTTTTTGCTACGTTAAATGCTTTAGATAATTATTATGCTGGTGCAACTTTAAGTAATGGAAACACAAAATTAGTTACAGGTACAAATTCAGCACAGGTTTTAACGACAATGGGTGTTTCAAAAGGTAAATGGTATTGGGAAGTTAAGGCAACAAATTTACCAGGAGCTTATGGAACAATCGGTATTTGTCCAACATCACCTACTTCAACAAGTAATTTTATTTCTAGTAGAGCAAATGAATATATGTATTATTCTTCTGGTGCTTTCTATTATAATGGTGGTAGTACAGGAACTTACGCATCTTACGCAACAGGAGATATTATTGGTGTAGCAATGGATTTAGATAATAATAGATTATTTTTTAGTAAAAATGGAACTTGGCAAAATTCAGCAGACCCAACAACAAGCACAGGTGCTTACACAATAACTGCACCAGCTTCAACAGATACAGGACTTTATTTTCCAGCAGTAGGTTATTGGGATACAGGAAGTGGAACTTTTGAATGTAACTTCGGAAACGGCTACTTTGGCACAACTGCTGTATCATCAGCAACATCAGATGAAAGCGGTTTAGGAATTTTTGAATACACAGTACCAAGCGGTTACTATGCTTTATGTACGAAGAACATTAACGAACAGGAGTATGCATAATGGCACAGATAAATAAACCTAGCGAATATTTTAATACAGTTCTATGGACTACTGATGGAACAGGAAATAAAGCATTAACAACAGGTCATTCTACGGATATGGTTTGGATTAAGTTTAGAGACTTTGCTTATGACCATAGAATTTATGATGATGTAAGAGGTGTAACAAAAAAAATTATACCAAATAAAACTGATGCAGAAAGTACGACAACTGATTTAGCTAGTTTTGATGCAAATGGATTTACTGTTGGAAATAATTTAAACACTTCAGGAGAAGGTGGATTAGTTGGTTGGTCTTGGAAAGCAAATGGTGCTGGAGTATCAAACACAGATGGCTCTATTACATCTACTGTAAGTGCTAACACTACATCAGGATTTAGTATTGTTACGTGGTCAGGAACTTCAAGTAATGGCACTATTGGACACGGACTAGGTGTAGCACCTAAAGTAATTATATGTTTTGGTTACAGTTCAGGTACTAACTCTTGGACAGTTGGACATAATTCTTTAAGTTGGAATAATGGTATTTATTTAGAAGCTACTACTGCATTTTCTCTAGCAACTTTGTGGCAAAATACAGCACCAACAAATAATGTATTTTCAGTAGGTAGTTTTTCAGGAACAAATAGTTCTCAATCAATGATAGCTTACTGCTTCGCAGAAAAAAAAGGTTTCTCAAAATTTGGTAGCTATACTGGTAATGGAAACGCTGATGGTCCATTTATTTACACAGGATTTAAACCAGCTTTTGTTATTATGAAAAGAACAGATGCTACTGGTTATCACTGGCAAATTTGGGATAATAAAAGAGATAGTTTTAATTTAGTTGATTTAGGATTAAATGCAAATACAAGTGCGGCTGAATATACTGAAACTTTTGGAGATTTTGTAAGCAATGGATTTAAAATTACAGGAACTAACACCAATAAAAATGAAGCTGGCGGAACATATATCTATATGGCATTTGCAGAAAATCCATTAGTAGGAACTAACGGAGTTCCAGCTACGGCAAGATAATTTAAGAAAGGAGTAAACTATGTTTGATAATTGGTTAAAATCTTGGGAAGATTTATTCACTTATGACAACTGGAAAAAAGAAGCTGTCAAATGGAATAAAAAAGTTACTAAGTTTTGGGAAGACGCATACAAAGATATTTTTAAGAAATAATATTAAACTAATTTCTTAATCCAATTACCTTTTTCATTAAGCACAAGCGGCAACAATCGTGGTATGCCGTCTATAATAATACCACATCCTAATATAAATCTTGTTTTAAAATTTTTTGCGTAGTGAAAAGCTAGTGACTTTTGATTTATAAGGCATCCTACATTCATACCAAAAAATAGATTGTCTGGATTAGCCCACCAAGATATTAAAAACTTAGTATGGTAGTGGCCTTGTACAGCAGACATACCCATTGTTTGTGATACCTTTAATATGTCAGCAGATCTACCGTGAGTAAAGAAACATCTTTGTCCATTAGACATTGTAATAGTTAAATCATCAATCCATTGCCATTTCTTAGTACCTAAAAACTCACCATAATCTTTAAGAAACTCTTTAGACATTCCAAACTTTAATGCTCGTCTATACACTAAACTACTATGATTACTTTCTACCTCAATCATTTTAGGAAAGATGCTTTCTAATTCTCTAATATACTTACGTGCTACTCTTAATTCATCACCAGCAGAATATAAATCTGGATCGTGAGAATGCATAGATATAGCGTGGAAGTCTAATAAATCACCAATGTTTACCACAAAGTCTGGATTGTATTCTTTCTTAATTTCTTTTAAAAAATCAAAAGCGTCTTTATGATGATACGGGATGTGAAGATCACTAATAACTAATATTCTTTTGTGGGTCATAATGAATAGCGGGTGAACCGTCTATATATTCCTCTAGGTTTTTAATTTTATCTTTTAGATCTATGTATTCTACAACACCATTAGTAATATGTACTTCTTTTAATATTGGTGTTTCTTCTTTGTTCTCGTAGTTTACAATAATATCTTCAAGAATAATCACATACAATCTATACAGGAAATTATTATAGATTGCAACTTTTCATTACCTGTGCAAGTGAGTTAGCACGTGAAGGAGTTTGCTTTGCCCAACGACTATCAAGCATTTGTATTGATGCTTCATTGTAATCTTGTTCTTGTAATGCAGACCACATCTTTTTAAATTTAGATACACCACCAACACCGAGTTGGAATACCATCTCAATTAAGACACATTTGGCATTGAATAATAATTCTGCCACATTGTTGTCATTAATTAATTTTTCAGTATGTGCTTTTGCTGTTTGAAAATCTGCCTCAAATTGTGCATCTAATTCAGATTTAGGATATTCAATATCTTCTTTGTAATGATCTTCTGGAGTAACTAAATGCCCGTATCCTATTGTGGCAAAACCTAGACTATCCTTGTAAATGGTATTTCTGTATCCTTCGTGTTCTTTAATACGTTCTTTTAATTCGTTATATTCCATTATCCCATACCAAATTTAGGAAACCCAGCTTTTGCTTTAGCATATTGTTTAGGGTCAACTGTTGATTTAGATTTAGGATTTGATGTGCCTTTTTTTTTGGCTCTATTCATATAATAATACAAACCTTTTTTTGCTACTTTACCAGACTTTGTTTTATGATAACCTTCTTTCATATTATTTCCTTTTGATTAGATCTGTTGCTTTAAGACCGTACACACTCGCAATTACTCCCACGAAAATTGTCTGATACCAAAATGGAAGATCAGAAAAATACTCAAAAAATAATTTCATCTTTTCCATATGCGCTGGATTATCTGACCATACCGCAAATCCTAACATTACAATAGGGATACTTAACAGTATTAATATGAATTCGTCTTTCCAATCAGACTTTTGATTTTCAAGAATAGCACCTTGATACTCAATTTCACCTTTAGCCATACGTAACGCAGTTTGTAATTTTGCATCCGAGATAGCTTTTTTCGTTCTTTGATTGTTAGCATATACATCCGCCCCTGTTTTGAAAGCCATTGTTAATAGATTTAGCCACACTTTAATTACCCCAAAATCTAAAATCTTTAAGAATTGTAAAAAACATAGCCACTAATGCACCAATTACAAATACAGCTTTAATACCACCTGTACCCATAGCCATTTGTTTTTTTAATTCTTCTATGTCTTTAGAATTTTTATTGACTATCTGTTTAATTTCATCAAGTTTATAAGCAATAACATTATGAGATATGTTAGCAGTTTGAGTTCTTTTGATGGATCTTCTTTTAGGCATCATTAACCTCTTTGCAATAAAAACTCACAACAGTTCTAAATCTGTCTAAATCTTTTTCTTTATAATCATTCATAATTTTATAGCTTTCTTGATAACCACTTATAGCACATTCTTTATATGAATTGTAGTGTAAATTGTTAGTTATTGGCGGCGAACATACGTTAATTA